GGAGCAGTAACAGCCTATGCTGGTGGCGGCGGAGGAGTGGCTGGTGGCGGTGGTGGCGGAGGCGGCGGAGGAACCTGGTTTATGCAAGGTTTTAATGCTGCAGCAGGTGGCGGAGCTGGAGGATCTGGTCAAGTATTAGTATATGTTAGATAACCTATATACAAAGCTATTTTAATATAGTACAATGTATATATGTCAAAAATTATAACATTTACAAATATGACAGATGCCAAATTAGAGCATCCAGAACCAGCTCATAAAAATATTCCGCAATGGTATAAAGATACCCCAACATACTTTGGCGATGGCGAAAAAAAACCAATAAAACCAGATTTAACAACTTCAACAATTAAAAAATGTATACCAGTTTTTGACGCAATTACTGCTGGGTATATTATAAAACTAGCAACAGATGTTTATGTAGAACCTAGAATTGAAGATGGTGAATCTCATCCATATTTTCAATGGCCTACATTAGACATAATAGCATTTCATCCAATAGAACAAGCAAAAATTCACCCATACAATACTGGACATATAGCATCTTATCCTAAATTTATTAATTTTTGGTCAATAAAAACAGCCCCAGGATATTCTTCTCTATTTATAAATCCATTACATAGAGATTTGCCATTTGAAATATTACCAGGAATAGTGGACACTGATATATATACCGAACCAGTAAACTTCCCATTTGTTTTAAAGGATATAAATTTTAAAGGAATTATACCAGCGGGAACACCAATTGCACAAGTAATTCCAATAAAAAGAGACTCTTGGAAAATGAAAACAGGAAATGATATAGATAGAATTAATGCTAGGTCAACTTTTACTAAAGTAAGATCAAAATTTTTTGAAGGATACAAGTCCTTCTATTGGAATAAAAAAGAATATAGGTAAAAATGAAAAAACAAAAAATTCAATTTACAATGAGCGGAGATTTTTTAGAACCAGTAAAATTAGCAAAAAATTTTATTCCACAATGGTATAAGGATATAAAACCGTACGGTTATTCCAAGGTAGAGTTTGCTGGTCCTACTGGAAATGAATTAAAAAGAAATATTAAAAATTGCGTACCGTTTTTAGATGCTATGACATCTGGATATATGATAACATCAATAGTTGATATTTATGTTGAATCGGCTCCAGAAAATACAAAATTAGTAAAATGGACAAGCCCACTTGAGCCAGTATCAGATAGAGATGAAAATACCAACCCCTTGCCAATAGGAACAGAATTTGCAAAAAATCATTTTGTTTGGAGAAATAAAACTGTATTAAAAACTCCACCAGGGTATAGTTCAATATTAACACATCCCTTTAATAGATTTGATTTGCCATTTTTAACATTAAGCGGAATAGTAGACACGGACTCTATTATGCATAATGGCAACGTTCCATTTTTTATTAAAAAGGATTTTGAAGGTGTTATACCAGCTGGAACTCCAATTATTCAAGTAATTCCATTTAAAAGGGAGCCGTGGGTATTAGAAGAAAACAAAGAATTATTAAAAGATAATGAAAGAATATCTTGGAACGTAACATCTTCATTTTTTAATTATTATAGAAATAATATGTGGCACAAGAAAGATTATCAGTGATAAATAAGGAAAAGATAGTTTATTGGGCCCCAGCATTTGGATCTGAAACAGATAAAACAAACTGGAACATGTTATATTCAGAACCAGTTCAATTGTTTAAAGATTTAAATGAAAAAAGAGACAGTAATGTTTTATCTCAAGATAATTATTTAAGTTGCCCAGCATCAAATATCAGATTAAGAAATACTTATATTTTTAAAAATCAATTAAAAACCCATATTAAAATTGAAAACGGATTACCAGTTCCTCAATCAGAACATTATATTAAAACAGATATAATTAGAGGGCCATCTTTAAAAAATAATACAATGATCAACCTATCATTAAATTGGATATTTTTTACAGAGGAAGAGTCTTTACAAATTCACGCTAATCCCCCATTTTTTAGTAATGCAAATCATCTTAGATATGGCGCTTTTTGTCCAGGTGGGTTTGATATTGGAAAATGGTTTAGACCAATAGCTACAGAAATTAATTTATGGGAAAATATAAATGAATTTGTTTTAGAAGAAGACGAACCAATTTTTTATATAGAGTTTTTAACAAACGAACCGATAGTATTGAAAAGATTTGTATATAATGATAGACTAAGATCACTAGCAGAAGCTTCTATGAAAAGTTCATCTATAATGGGAAAATGGCTTCCATTAAATAAAAGATATGAACATTTAAAAAAAACAAGAGGAAAAGAAATAATATTAAAAGAGATAAAGGAAAATTTATTATGAGCAAAAAAATTAATAAAGTTGTTATTGTTGGTGGAGGCTCTGCTGGTTGGATGAGCGCCGCATCTTTTATAAAAGCTTTTCCAAATAAAGAAATTATTGTTATAGAGTCTCCAGATTATGCAACAGTTGGCGTTGGAGAATCAACATTAGGTGGAATTAAAAGGTGGACAAACTGGATTGGCATAGACGAAAAAGACTTTATGCCATATACAGACGCTGTATATAAGATGAGTATTAAATTTACGGATTTTTATGAAAAAGATGCTGGCGGATTTCATTACCCATTTGGCCTGCCATTTTTAGATGAAACTATAAATGGTTTAAATGACTGGTATGTTAAAAAGGCAAAATTTCCAGAAACGCCAGTTTCTGACTACGCAAAATGTTTTTTCCCAGCACTAACATTAGTTGAGCAAAATAAAATTAGTTTTAATGAATCTGGAAGATTAAATAATTTTAATTTTAAAAAAGATGTAGCATATCATTTCGACGCTACAAAATTTGGTTTATGGCTAAAAGAAAGATATTGCATTCCCCGTGGTGTTAAAGTTATATCTGATACTGTAATCGATATTGTAAAAAATGAAGACGGAATTAAAGACTTAATTATTTCTTCTGGAGAAAAAATAAATGGAGATCTTTTTATAGATTGTACTGGTTGGAAGAGTCTTCTTTTAGCACAGGCCCTAGAAGAGCCATTTGATGATTTTTCTCATATGCTTCCAAATAATCGTGCATGGGCAACAAGAATACCATATACAGATATTGAAAAAGAAATGGAACCTTTTACAAATTGTACGGCTATATCAAATGGTTGGGTATGGAATATTCCTTCGTGGGAAAGAATAGGCACTGGATATGTATATAGTGATAAGTATATATCTCCAGAAGACGCATTGCAAGAGTTTAAAGATTATTTAAAATCTGAAAAAATGACCGTATTTGATCCAAATAGGGATGTGGACTCATTTGAGTATAAAGATATAAAGTTTAGAGTTGGAATTCATAAAAGAACATGGGTAAAAAATGTTGTTGCAATTGGTCTTTCAGCTGGCTTTATAGAACCACTAGAAAGCAATGGGTTATTTACTGTCCATGAATTTTTAACAAAATTAATAAAGTCTTTAAATAGAGAAACAATAAGTCAGTGGGATAGAGATGCTTATAACATGACAACAAGAAATCTTTATCTAACCTTTAAGGAATTTGTAGCAATGCATTATGCATTATCTAATAGAGATGATTCTGAGTATTGGAAAGATATTAATAAAAAAGAATTTCAACCAATGGTAGCAAATTGTACTCCGCATCAACATTTGGGTTTTGCCGAGCTTGCAGAAAGAAAAATTAATATTTCAAGATATGAGCCCAATGCAGGAATCAACTGCATTGCAACTGGAATGAATTATTTTCCAGTAGATTCAAATTTAATAGAAGACTGGGCCTTTTTTGACAATATAGATTATTATGAACAAACAAAATCAGTTTTTTATAAATGGGATGTTTTAAAATCAATATGGCAACAAGAAGCAGATACTTCTCCTACAATGTATCAATATTTAAAAGAAAATATTTATAATGATTAAAGCTAAAGAGATATTAGAAGTTTCTAAAAATCTTTTTAAAAAAGAGTATTGGAATAAAACAAATACCATAGAATTTTGGGCATTTTCTACCAAGTTAATTATTATATTCCCAGGCTTACTGTTTGGAATTCAAATTTGGTGGCTATATATATTTGCACTTTTATCAAGCCTAACATTGGTGTTAACATCTACTATAAAAACTTTACCAACAATTATATACTTTAATATTGGATGGTCAATATTAGCATCAATAGCATTATTGAAATATTTTTTATGAAAAATATAATTAAATTTTATCCAATAGATAAAAAGACATATGAAATAAAACCAGAACCAAAATCTTCTTCTATGTTCATTCCTCAATGGTATAAAAATTTTCCACATAGATCTAATAATGACGCAAGGCCAAACGAAAATCCAAAAGCATGCGTTCCATTTACAGATTCTTTAACTTCTGGATACATGATATTATCTTCTGCCGCAATAGGTTGTTTTAATAATGAAGATGGTTCAAAATATATAGATTGGAAAACAAGTTGGCCAGTAGTAGATATTCAAAATAGTTCTACATATGATGGATATCCAATTCCAGAGGGATACCATAATCAAATGTTTAGGTGGTTAAACCCATGGAATATAACTACGCCAAAAGGCTATAGCATAATGGTTACTCATCCACACCATAGGTTTGATCTTCCATTTTTAACATTGCCAGCCGTTATAGATACAGATACCCTACCAAACACTATAGTATTTCCGTTTTTAATAAAAAAGGACTTTGAGGGAATAATACCAGAATCTACCCCCATAGCTCAAATTTTGCCATTTAAAAGAGAGTCGTGGTTATCTAAAAAAGAACCATACAATTCGTATATAGAAAATGGAACTGATATAATAAAGCAAGGGTACGTTAAGACTTACAAAAATAAGTTTTGGCATAAAAAAACATACCAATAATTTTGCTTTTTTAGCTATTTAGATTTATAATTATTGAGTATTTGTGGAGGTAAAATGGCTAGTAAAAATTTTAAAGTTAAAGAAAAAGTTGTTTTGAATGGTTTAACAAATACAACTGGCCCACTAATTGCAACTACAAATGAGGTTGATTCTTTAACTCATTTAACTCCAGTATATGGTGGCACTGGAACACAGACAGCTCCAACTTCTGGACAGTTTTTATATAGCTCTAGCGGAACTTCATATGCGCCAACAACATTATCTTCAACAGTACCTTTATGGACAGCGGTTTCAGTAAATTCAAATATTACACTGGCAAAATGGAATAACTATTTTGTGGATAGTTCATCTGCAAGAACTTTAACCCTTCCAGCTTCTCCAAGTACAGGAGATGAGATACACATATTTGATCAAACTGGAACAGCAGCAACAAATAAAATTACAATAAATTCAAATTCAAATAAAATAAATGGATCAGTTCAAAATTTAGAAATAGATGTAAATAATGCGGCGGTAGTATTAATTTATACTGGTTCATCTTATGGATGGAGAGTAGGATAATGGCACTAAGTTATAATTCAATTTCAAGCGGTGGTGCAACTGGCGCAGATTTTACAATAAATGTAGGCACAAGCGGTTATACAAAATCAGATCTAGCTAAAAACTTTGGGGCAGGAAATTATATATGTACATCAACGCTTTCTGATTCAACCCTAGATATTTATTTGTTAAATGAAGACGGAACTGTTGCTGGATATGCTAATGCCGCTACTTCAACAACAACAATTTCTGCTTCAAAAGAATTTAGATATGTAGTAGTTTATGGCTCAACTTCAAATGATACTTTAACATTTCAATATAAAACCGTTGTTGCACCAACAGCAAATAGCACAGCAGACCTAGTTATTGGTCCTAGACTAATTTCAGTAGTAACCTCAGCTTTGCCAAATATAAATGATACTACAGTTGTTACTGGGCACAATTTTGCAACAGACGTATCAATTACATTTTCTTCTTCAACACCTGGATATACAGATACACCAGCAAAATCAATTGTAAGATCTAGCTCAACATCTTTAATTATAACAAGACCAGATAATCTTTCTACTGCCTATTCTCCATACACTATTACAGCTTTAAATCCTGGAACTGTGGCTCCAACATCATCAAATGTACACAAACTTACAAATGCTATAACAGCTGGATCGTCTCCTGTTTGGGTCACTTCTGCAACATTGCCTACATTTTCAAGAAACGTTTCGTATTCAACAACATTGTCTGCAACAGATGCTGATGGAGGATCTTCTGTTACATATTCTTATGTATCGGGATCTTTGCCTACAGGGATATCATTTAATGCAGCAACAGCAACAATAAGTGGAACTGCAACAACTGCATTAACTACTACTTATACAGTACGTGCAACAGATTCAGGTGGAAACTATGTAGATAGAACATTTACTTTAACAAATGCCACACCAGTTTGGAGCACAACTTCACCACTTTCTACAGCAACAGTTGGATCAGCTTACTCTGTAACATTGAGCGCCCCAGATGATTCTGGAGTAACACCAACATTTACATTAATTAGTGGATCACTTCCTTCTGGATTGTCTTTATCTTCTGCAGGAGTTATATCTGGAACACCATCTTCAGCATGGGCAGAGGGATCAACAGCAACTATCAGAGCAACAGATGCTAACGGATACTATACGGATAGAGTTTTTGAAATACCATTTCCAAGAACAGCAACATTTACATCAAGTGGTAGTTGGACTGCTCCATCTGGTGTAACATCGGTATCTAATCTACTCGTTGTAGCTGGTGGTGGCGGAGCTGGAGGAATGGAAACCAACTGGGGTCCTGGAGCTGGAGGCGCTGGTGGACTATTACAGCCATCAAACGTAGCAGTAACTCCTGGCACAACATATACAATTACAGTAGGTGGAAGACCTGGAAATAGTTCAGCGTTAGGATATACAGCAATAGCTGGTGGAAACGGAGCAAACGATGCACAATATTCAAGTGCACCATATCCAAATAGATTAGGTGGAAATGGTGGCTCTGGTGGTGGTGGCGGAGGAACAACTGGTTATGGTGGAAGCGGAACTTCTGGCCAAGGTCATGGAGGAGGATCAGCTGTAGGCTTTGGTGGCGGAGGTGGCGGCGGATCTTCTAGCGGAGGAGGCAGTGGAACTTCTAACTCAGGTGGCGGTTATGGTGGAGGAACAACAAGTAATATCACTGGATCTTCTTACGAATACTCTAGAGGAGGCGGTGGCGGAACAGCTTACTACTATGGAACTCAATATGATAATCCACATTACACAAGTTATGGTTGGGGTGGAACAAGAATGTACTCTGGCTCTGGAGGAACACATTTAGGAAATACCCAAGGTGGGCCAGGAATTGTTGTTATTAGGTATATTAAATAATGGAGGATACAATGTCTACTGAAAATTCAAAAACATATGCAGTAATTGACAATGGTTTAGTTGAAAATTTTATTATTGCGGACTCTTTAGATTTAGCTGAAGAAATTTCTGGCAAACAATGCGTTGAAGTGCCACTTGAAGTCTCGTCAACAAGAGAAATGAGTATTGGCATGGTATGGAATGGACAACATTTTGTAGCAAGAAAGCCAGCAGATTCATGGATATGGGAAGACTCTATTGGAAATTGGATTCCACCTATTCCAAGACCTTCTGATCATGAAACTATTGTTGACGGAGAATTTATTCACTATATTTGGTTAGAATCTGAACAAAGATGGATTTCTAATAAAGAAGCAGCCTCAGCATCTTAATAACTATTTACAATTATTAAATAAAATGATATAGTTATATCATGGATAATGAAATTATAGTTTATTGGGCTCCCTCAGCATATTCACATTTACAGGGGACATTTGCATTATTAAACTTAAAACCAAAACCATTAATAAATTATATGGTTAAAAATAAAAAAAATGATTCTTCTGCAGAAAATTTATATCAATCATGTACTGCTTTTAGAGAAGAGTTTTCAAATACATTTTATATTGAATACCCAGTAACTACAAAAGTTTATTTTGATGAAAATGGTAAAGTTATAAGGAATGATGAAGTGTCTGATTGGTACTTAGATAGAAGATCATCATTTGAAAATGCAAATGCGGTTGACTTAGATGTTGGAGTAATATTTTTTTGCGAAGAGCCTTTAAAAATGAAAATTACTCCACCATATTTTCATAAAACAAAAACATCAGAAACTGCATTTTTTACCGCAGGCGCTTACGACATATCTTCTTGGTTTAGGGCAATAATATTTACACATCAAACTTTTCCAAACTTTAATTATATGGAGACAGTTTCTGGAGAACCAGCGATGTACGTTTCTTTTGAAACAGATAAAAAAATAATTTTTAAACAATTTGTTTTAACAGATAGTTTATTTAAATATGGTAAAAATTGTGTAGATTTTAAAAAAATAAAACCATTTTTATCTTTTAAAGAAATGTATGAGCGATTTAATAGTGGCAATTTAAATAAAATTATTTTAAAAGAAATTAAAGAAAATTTGGTAGAATAATGAAAAAAATTAAATTTATTCCAGTTAGCTTAACAAATGATCCAATAGAACATCCTGTAGAAAAATTTTTAGAACCACCATCATCTACTAAAAAGCACATACCAGATTGGTATAAAAAGGGAGAATCTTTTACTGGTGGTAAACCATTTGTAGAAAATTATTCTTCTAATGCAGACATGAAAACTTGTATGCCATTTTTAGATGCTTTTACAACTGGATATGTTGTTACATTATGGACTGATATTACTGTTGAAAAAGATGAAAATGGTCAAACGTTAAAATGGTTAAGAGTTCCAAATCCAATTGGAAGAAGACCAGAAGGTTTTGGGAAAAATTTAAGTGTTCCTTTTGGACATTCTCCAATTCAATACTCATGGAATATTCCATGGGCTTTTAAAACACCAAAAGAATATAGTTTGTTGTTTACCCATCCGTTAAATAGAAGTGATTTGCCATTTATAAGCTTAAGTGGAATAGTTGATACAGATAAATTTTTTTCTGGAGGACAATATCCATTTTTCTTAAGAGAAGATTTTGAAGGCATTATTCCAGTCGGAACCCCACTAATTCAAATTATTCCAATAAAAAGAGATAACTGGAAATCTGAGGTTGACGCATCTTTACGAGATGAAGCACAAAAAAATGGATGGGTTACCAGAAGTTTTGTTTCTGGGTATTATAAAAAAACTAGATGGCAGAAAAAATTGTATGAATGATATTAAAGATTATAATGTTCCAGAAAATAAAATTTTAGTAATCCCATTGTATGATTTTGATATAAAAGAATTAAATACTTTTTTTAGAACATTAAAAGATAATAAAAAAAGAGAATGGTTTAAACCAAATTTTTATAGATGTCTTCCACTAACAATAGGAAACCAGTACGGATTTGGAGTGTATGCACCCTACTCATTTGGATTTAATTGGAATGGCGGAACAGAGCCAGAAGATATTACTTTCTTTTTTAATGAAGAAGAAATGTCTAAATTTAATAAAACCTCACATTTCAAGGTTGAATCCCATTTTGGAGAAGGCATTATTACTCTTTCTATGCCAGTTTTATTAAGAAGTCCAAATGGTGTAAATTTAATGACAATTGCTCCACCAAATTCACCATTGCCAAACCTTAGTCCAATGACAGGGGTTGTTGAGGCTGATAATTTAAGAACGCTTTTTACAATTAATTTAAAAATAGATATACCAGATATAAGTGTTCATATTCCATCTGGAACACCGTTAGCTGGAATACTACCAGTACCGAGATATTTTTGCGACTCATTCGAAATATTAGAATCTCAAAATTTTTTACCAGAAAATATAATTAATCAAGAAAAAAAATTACAAGAAGATTTTGCAAGGTTCCGTGCAGAAAAAAATAAAAGCAATCAACCATTTGATAGACTTTATATGAAAGGGTTGGATTTTTATGGAAAAGAATTTGGAGATCATCAAAGACCATGATATTTCATGTAATAAATTTACCTCACACCCAAACAACAAAAGAATTTGTTAATTGCGCCTATACTGAAAAAGTCAGGCGTTTTTGCAACATGATGAAATCTTTAGGCCATACAGTTTATTTATATGCTGGAGATAAAAATGAAGCAGATGTAGACGAACTCATTACCTGTATTACAGAAGAAGAAAGACTAGAAAGTTTGGGCGGAAAACATTACGTAGAAGGTTCATTTGACTGCAGTCTTCCACACTGGCAAAAATTTTTAACAAATGCAATTGAAGCAATTCATCAAAGAATTGGACAAAAAGACTTTATTTGTATAATTGGCGGAACAGCACAAAAACCAATTGCAGATGCTTTTCCAAATCATATGTCAGTTGAGTATGGAATTGGGTATGGCGGAACATTTTCTAGATATCGTGTATTTGAATCATATGCATGGATGCATAGTATGTATGGAGGATGGACAAATCCAACATCTGTAAATGGTAATTTTTTTGATGCTGTAATTAATGGATATTTAGAACCTGAAATGTTTCCACTTCAAACGAAAAAAGAAGATTATTATTTATATGTTGGGAGAATGATTGATCGTAAAGGCGTAGATATTGCTTCTGAAGTTTGTAAAGAACTTGGTGTTAAATTAATTATGGCTGGTCCAGGAAATGAAATTCCATCTTATGGAGAATATATTGGGCCAATAGGACCAGAAGAAAGAGCAAAATTAATGGGCGGAGCAATTGCCACATTTGCGCCTACTAAGTATATTGAGCCATTTGGTAATGTAGTTATAGAAGCGCAGTCATGTGGAACTCCCACAATTACTACTGATTGGGGAGCTTTTACAGAAACTAATATTAATGGGCTTACAGGATATAGATGCCGCACATTAGATGAATTTTGTAAGGCGGCAGAAAATGTAAAAATGCTTGACCCTGAAACTATACATAAGAAAGCAATTGCGCTATACTCTGTAGATGTTATTAGGTATGAGTACGATAAGTATTTTCGCCGACTTTTAACCTTATGGGATAAGGGTTGGTATCAAAGATCTTAATTCATAGGATGGTATAATACAAATATATGGGAACAACAGGCAAGGGATTTAGATACCCTCAATATTCAGACACTCCAGATGTGCCAAGAGATTTATCTTATTTGGCAGATGATGTTGACACATATTTAAGTTCTCATCCAGGTCCAACAGGCCCAACGGGATCAACTGGACCTCAAGGAGTAACTGGTCCATCTGGTGCAACGGGCGCAACTGGTGCAACGGGCCCAACAGGTGCAACTGGAGCAACAGGTCCAACAGGTGCAACTGGAGCAACAGGTACACAGGGAGTAACTGGTGCAACGGGTCCAGTAGGTGCAACTGGATCTCAAGGAAGCGGAGTTGTAATTTTAGGAACTTATGCAACCTTAAATGCTTTACAAACGGCTCATCCAACAGGTTCTGCTGGCGACGGCTATACTATTGGATCAGATTTATATGTATGGTCTACAAATACTTCTAGTTGGATAAGTGTTGGACAAATAGTTGGACCAAGTGGTGCATCTGGAGCAACTGGACCAACTGGAGCAACAGGACCTGTAGGCGCAACAGGACCAACTGGACCACAAGGCGCAACAGGCGCAACAGGTTTAACTGGACCAACTGGATCTAAAGCTACATTTTCAATTTCTTCAAGTACGCCTCCATCAAACCCAGTAGAAGGCCAAGCCTGGTTTAATTCATCAAATGGTAGTGAATATATATATTATAATACATCATGGATTGAAGTTGGAAGTTCATTAGCTGGATCTACAGGAGCAACAGGACCTCAAGGATCTACTGGACCAACTGGAGCAACAGGACCTGTAGGCGCAACAGGACCAACTGGACCACAAGGCGCAACAGGCGCAACAGGTTTAACTGGACCAACTGGAGCAACTGGTGCAACAGGAGTAATTGGAACTAATACTGCGGTAACTGGATTGCTAGAAACAGTAAATGTAGTATCATCTTCAACTAGTGGTACTGTAAACATGGATGTTGTTACATCATCAGTTTGGTATTATACATCTGCATCATCAAGTGCTTTTACACTAAACATAAGAGGAAATTCTTCAACCACTTTAAATTCATTGCTATCAAATAATCAATCAATAACAATAGCATTTTTAAATACAACTGGTGCATCTACAGCATCTATTCCAACCTTAAATATTGATGGTACTGCTTCTGGTATATCTACAAAATGGATATTGGGATCAGCCCCAACTGTAGCAAATTCATCATCAATAGATGCATACACATATACTATTATTAAAACAGCAAGTTCCACATACACAGTGCTTGCTTCACAAACAAAGTATGCGTGAGGATAAAAATGTCTCATTGGGCAGAAATAGATGAAAATAATATTGTAAAAAGAGTATTAGTTGGCGACAATGAAGATCCAAATGGCGATGAAGGATATCAGTGGTTAATAGATAATTTAGGTGGTAATTGGATTAAGACATCTTATAATAACAATATAAGAAAAAATTTTGCTGGGATAGGATTTTTTTATGATATAAATAGAGATGCTTTTATTCCACCAAAACCTCATGAATCTTGGATCTTTAATGAAGATACTTGTAATTGGGATCCACCAATACCTTTTCCAAATAACGGAACTCAGCTAACATTCTGGAATGAAAATAATTTAAATTGGGAGACACCTGGATAATGCCTCTTATAGAATCTTTGGGTAATAACTCTGCAAAAGGTTATGGTTATAGCAAAAATGCTTTTATGATTATAAGCGGTGGAACACTTTATTCAGACTCTACATATTATTATAGAAAATTTTCTGCTAATGGAAATTTTTCAGTAATCAATGGTACTTTATCTGCTGATATTTTAATTGTTGCTGGCGGTGGCGGCGGCGGAGTTGGTTTTGGTGGCGGTGGGGGTGCTGGAGGATTAAAACTTTTAACTTCTCAATCTTTATCTGGAACAACATCAGTTGTAATAGGCGCAGGCGGCGCATCAATAAATAATACAAATAATTTAGCAAACCCAGGAAATACTTCATCATTTGGAGCAACATCTTCAACTGGCGGTGGAGGTGGAGCAACAGCAGCAAGTGCTGGTGAAGCTGGTCAATCTGGAGGTTCTGGAGGAGGAGGAGCTGCCTCTTCAACAAATGGATATAGTAATGGCGGTGCTGGTTCATCTGGTCAAGGAAATACTGGAGGTCGTGGATATAGAAATGGGTCTGCACCAACAACTTTAGGAATAGGTTCTGGTGGAGGTGGAGGTGCTGGAACAACTGGTGGAGACGGCCCAACTGGCTCTGGAGGAACTGGTTCTGGATCGTATTCTTCTTGGGCATCTGCAACATCCACTGGTACAGATAATTATTTTGCAGGTGGTGGAGGAGGATCTGGAGGATATTCAACATCTGGTTCTGCAATTACTACAACTACTGGAGGATTAGGGGGCGGAGGAAATTCAGATTATAATAGCGGATTTGGAAACTCTGGAGTACAAAATACTGGAGGCGGCGGAGCTGGTGTTGCATATTATACTGGAACTTCTGGCAGCGGTGGTTCTGGAGTAGTAATTATTAGATATTTAAAAACAGTAACAGCTCTTAATCAATGATTAATGATATAATAAAGGAGAATTATGCCACTAACATTTCCATCTAATCCAACCATAGGAGATACGTATTCATCTTCTGGGAATACATGGTCGTGGGACGGAACATCTTGGAACCTAGTTAGAGTTCCAGCAGGACCAACAGGCGCAACAGGACCAGCAGGACCGACAGGTGCAACTGGGCCAGCAGGATCAACAGGGCCAGCAGGATCAACAGGTGCAACAGGACCAGCAGGAGGACCAACAGGTGCAACTGGGCCTTCTGGTGCAACTGGACCAGCGGGACCAACAGGTGCAACAGGACCAACGGGAGCTTCTGGGCCATCTGGACCAACTTACTCAAATGGTTCCACTGGAGCAGTTAGTGCAAATAAAATTTTTTATAACACAACTGGGGTTGCACCGACTGGAACTGCAGCAGGCGATTTATATATACAGTATTAGGAGAAATTATGACAATAAAATTATATAACTCCTCTGTATGGAATACACAAAAAAAATTACAGATATTTAACGGCTCTTCTTGGCAAGATGCAAAAAAAGCATGGACATATCAAAGTGGTTCATGGCAAATTATTTATCCAGAGTATCCTCAAAATACAACAGCTCCTTCAGTAAGCGGTTTAACCGTACAAGGAAATACTCTTTCAACAACAAATGGTTCATGGAATTCAGATTCCGCATATGCGCCAACATCATATTCATATCAATGGACAAGGGCTGGTTCAGATATATCTAGTGCAACAAGCTCTACTTATACTACAACCTCATCAGATACTGGAAATGCAATAGCTTGTAAAGTTACTGCTACTAATGGAAGAGGTAATACAACAGTATCAAGTAGTAATTCTATAACAGTTACTGCGCCTATGCCAAGTCCACCACCAAGTTTAACATTATCCAACGGAACCCCAACACCTGGAGCTCCAGCATCAGCAACAACTACCTATAGTGGCGGAACAACAGCATCTTTTTCATTTACCGCTGGAAGTGGGTCTATTACAAAATATATGGTTTTAACATCAGATAATAGAGATATAATTTCAAATGTGTATCCGACATCACCAACAACTGTTACAATTACAAAGGGTAGTGATACTGGTCCAAGAACTTTATACGTTGGGGTGTCTGCGTTATATAATACAACAACATTATCTATGAGCTGGACATCTGGAGCAAACGCTACATCTTATGATATTTATGTAAATAGCGTATATGTTGGAAATACTTCATCAACCTCTTATTCTTATTCTGCTGGGTCAATACAATGGCCATCAACATCATCTTTTACTGTAAATGTAAGATCTAAAAATTCTACAGGTACAGAATCAACTGGGGTAACCAGTACAATAAGTATTGGTGGAACAAATAGTTCTATAACTCCAGGACAACAAAACAATATAACTTGGTAAGGAGAAAAAATGGCAAACTATACAGTGTTAACTGAAGATGAAAAAGCTCAAATTAGAATTGCAACAATTCGTAATTTTGAATATCAAATGTATTCATTTGAATTACAAAAACAAGCAGAGCTTTCAAAAACTAATCCAAACATGGACCATGTAGCATTTTTAAATACACAAATTTTAGGGTTTGAAGAACAAATAGCATCACTATAAAATGTCTTATAAGTCTTTAATACTATCAGATTATCCGTTGTCGTACTATCCACTAGATGACCTAACAACGGTTGATCAGGTATTAAATTTTTCAGACCTGGTGGCTCAGTTTGATACATATCAAGATGTATTAGATTATTTTAGTTCTTATGCAAATATTTCTGGAGATATTATTTATGATTATTCTGGGTGTAACAATAATGGAAATTATATTGGAGATCCAGAATCAAATATTCTTCCAATTGTTATTGGAAATAGTAGATCTACTAAAATATCGTCTTCTAACAGTTTATCATTTAATATAATAAATGATTACGCTGGAAATGAGTACGGAAGCAATTTTGGAACAAAATATTCATCTGGATCAGATTTTACCTTGGAAGCTTGGATATATCCAAAAATATCTTCAAATAATTCTATTCCAATTTTTGCAGACTCTTCAAACAATATAGGACTGTTTTATGAAAATGGCAATATAACATTTAAACTTGATTCAAAATCTTTAACACACACACTAATAAATTTTAATGAAGTAATTCATGTTGTAGGCGTTTATTCTGTGACTTCTGCATGTATTTATATTAATGGAGAAATTGTAACATCATTATCTTTATCAGATTTTGAATTTACAAATACAGAATGTAATTTGCGTTCTGGCCCGTCCCCATCAGGAGATTATTTTTTATTAAATAGCCTAGCTATATATAGATACTCTTTGCCTGGAAACAGAGTGCTTGCACATTATGAAGAAGCAAAAGGATTACCCCCAATTCAAATAGCTTTTCCAAGTAATGGAGATATTTTTAAAGTCTATGACAATTCGCCATCGTTGGTATATAAATATTCTTATCCAGGAAATAAAACATGGGATTATTTTACAACAACAGATTTATATTATGATCAGTCAAAAAATACTTTATCTGTAAAATATGATTCTGTTGGAGGATCAAAAAATATAACCATTGACGACTATATTACTTTGCCAATATCTATGACTATGGATTCTTCTAAAATAGAATGGCGGGCATCAGAAGGAATTACAATATCAACTTCTTTAGATGGATTAACATATACACAATGTGATAACGGATACCCTATTCCTGGATATGAAATAAGCAATTTTAGTTCTAGCGCAAATCTTTATATTAGAATAAATATGTCAACAACTGATGCATCTAAGTATTTGCCAAAAATTGAAGATTTAATAATTACATTTTATAATAATCAAATATTGTATGCAGAAAATAGTTCTAGTTATATTTCAACTTTAGAAGGAGTTTCTGGAGTAAGCGTCTACGATGTTATGTTTGGGAATGGCTACTCTGAAATTTTATGGAGAAATCCAAAAAATGGAATTAGAACTGTACAAGATTCTGGCTTTTATGTAAATACAACAAATGGGGTTTCTACTTTAGAGTTTTTTTATACCCCCTCAGCTCTTACTGATAGTGGATTAATTAATGTGACATCAACAGGAGACTATTCGGCGGCAACATATTATTGGCATAATTCTGGAACAATATCTAAAAGCAATATATCAGATATTTATGTAAATGGTGTAAATAAGACATCCCAAACAAATGTTTCAAATGTATTTAAATCAGACGAGCTAAACCATGTAATAATAGTCTTTGGATCAGCAGTATCTGGTCAAATTAAATTTGCTGACTCTACATATGGGTCGCCATCATCATTATTCCAGAATATAACACTATATTCAAATGCTTTTACATCAGACGAGTCCGTTGCTAATTATGAACTTTACATATATAAAGAATATTCAATAATAAATAGTAGCTCTACTGCGTCAATCAACATGACAGAAAACTCTGTAAATTACTATAATAATGACTGGCTGGTAGTACAAAACTCATAATTTTGTCATTCCGCTTGACAAAACTCTGGACTTTGACCTAAAAGAGTGGTAAAATAATAACCTATGGATATAAATAAGATAAATAGTAAAGTTCTTGAAGAAGAGACAAGGCTTGGAATTTATGTGTGGGAAATGCCAGATGGTCGTTGGATAGGCGATGATGATGGCAACTTTTTATCCATAACAGCAACAAAGGGTAATAGATCAAGAATTGCTGCCTTGGCAGATGCTGTAAGGGGTTATGGTATTTATGAAGGTCAGCCAAAATTTTTATCAGGCCGCAGAAAAATTGATGATGAAGAATTTGAATATCAGCAACAGAGATTGAATTGGGGATTAGTCCCAGATCCGCTAGATATTGGAAACTATAAAGATGAGATGAAGAATCTCAGGGGTGGTAAATAATGGAACACATTGAAGATTTAGAGCTAGAAGATCAAGACGTTAGAGTAATGAACTCTGATGATTATTTTAGATTTTCAAAGTCTCAAGCTCAGTCATTAGATAATGATCCATTTAATTCAAGTGGCGAAGAAATATTAAAATTTAAAGGACTTGGTCCATCTTTTAGACGTAAAGTTGGAAGAGATCTTCAAAAGCGTTTTGAGGGCGTAGATGGCGCAAAGACGCAACAGAATTTATTGCAGCAAGCAATTACTGGCTATGCAATGTTTGACTTGGTTCAACCATCATACAATATGGAATACCTTGCTCGTATTTATGAGATTTCACCATACAATTATGCAGCAATCAATGCTAAAGTTTCTAATATTGTAGGCCTAGGATATAATTTTGTAGAAACAAGAAAAACAAATGAAGCATTAGATAATATTGATAATGATGTTCAATTAGAACGTGCTCGTAGAAAGTTAAATAAACTTCGTCAAGATCTGGATTCTTGGTTAGAAGATTGCAATGATGAAGAAACATTTATTGAAACTTTAGTTAAAGTTTATACAGACGTAGAGGCAACAGGAAATGGATTCCTTGAAATAGGTCGCACAACAAATGGAAAGATTGGTTATATTGGCCATATTCCGTCTAAGACTATGCGTGTTCGTCGCCTTCGTGACGGATTTATTCAATTGCTATATGGTAAGGCTGTATTCTTCCGTAATTATGGAGATCAGGAAACACCTAATCCAATTACGGGCGGAGAAGATAGACCTAATGAAATTATTCATTTAAAGAAATATACACCAATGAATAATTATTATGGAATTCCAGATATTATTGCAGCACAAAATGCTATGGCTGGAAATGAATTTGCAGCCAGATATAATTTAGATTATTTTGAGAACAAAGCGGTCCCTAGATACATTATTACAGTCAAGGGTGCAAAGTTATCACCTGAGTCAGAAAGAAAGCTTCTAGAGTTCTTCCAGGTAGGTTTAAAGGGCAAGAATCACCGCTCCTTATACGTTCCACTTCCAGCAGATTCACCAGATCAAAAGGTTGAATTTAAAATGGAGCCAGTTGAGGCGGATGCTCAAGATTCATCATTTAATACTTATAGAAAAATGAATCGTGATGAAATTCTTTTGGCGCATAGAGTTCCTATTAATAAAATTGGAATTCCTGAAGGAGTTAATTTAGGTGCTGCCCGTGACGCAGATAAAACATTTAGAGAGCAAGTTTGTCGTCCAGCACAGGATATATTTGAGAAGAAATTAAATAAATTAATCTCTGAAATGACTGATGCCCTAGTTCTTAAATTCAATGAATTAACCCTTACAGACGAGGATACTATGTCCAAGATTGATGAGCGTTATTTAAGAATGCAAGTAATTACTCCAAATGAAGTTCGTATTAGAAGAGGCATGGTTCCACTAGAAGGCGGGGACGAAGTAGTTCAATTAAAGCCACAGCAACAGGCAGAAATTAGAACTGAAGCTTCTGGAAATAGATTAAGAGATCAACAAAGAACTGCAAATCAAACTGATTTAGCAGGGGAAGCCAGAAATCCTCAAGGCGAGGGTAGAACGACTCCCTAATTATTAGGCAACTAGTTATTTGCCTTTTTATATATAGCATAATAAAATAAAGCATATGAATATTGAAAAATCATATTGGTCTTCCAATGGCGAAAATATCAATTTATCGGTTCCTTTTACTAAGGTAAATCGTGAGAAGCGCACAGTTTCAGGTTGGGCAACTTTAGATAACCTTGATCAAACTGGTGATGTTGTAACATCAGAAGCTTCATTAAAAGCATTTGAAAATTTCCGTGGAAACATTCGTGAGATGCACGGACCTTCTGCAGTTGGTAAGATGCTTTCATTTAAGCCAGAGACTTTTTATGATTCAACAAGTGGAGATTTCTATAACGGAATTTATGTAGATGTTTATGTATCCAAAGGCGCACAGGATGCATGGGAAAAATGTTTAGATGGAACATACACAGGATTTTCAATCGGCGGAAAGATTAAAGATTCAGAAAACGTAGTTAATAAGTCAACAGGAAAAGCTACACGTTTTATTAAAGAATATGACTTGATGGAACTTTCAATTGTTGATTCACCAGCAAACGAACTTTGCAATGTTTTATCTATTCAGAAGATGAATGGTCAATTAGTATTTAAGGGTATGGCGGCAGAAACAACAATGGAAAACATCTTCTATTGCGAAGATAGTGACACAGTATTTATGTCAACAGAATCATCTTATGATTCACCAGTTACAGGAAAGCCAGCGGCTTTAATTGGATGGGTTGAAAAGTCAGATGTTAACAAAGCAAAAGAGATAGAAAAGTTTCTTGCTTCATTTAAGAAGTCAAGACTACCTTTGCCTGAAAGAAATACAATCGCAAAACAGGCAAATGCAGAAGGAGGTAATGAAGTGTCAGAGAACACCGAAACAACAACTGTTGAAGAAACACCAGTTGTAGAAGAAACACCAGCTGTTGAAGAAACAGCAGCTCCTGCAGAAGATGCAGCAGCAGAAGACGCTTCTGCCGAAACTGTAGAGAAAGCAGCCGACGTATCAGAGGTCGAAACAATCGAACCTGATTTTTCAAAGATGCTCGGAGATCTAAAAGGCTTTTTCTCAGAAACATTGAATAAGGCATCTGAGGCAAATGCTGCACAGGTTTCAGCAATTAAAGATACGGTTGAGACTTTCAGCAAGAGCGTAGATACTAGAATTTCAGAATTGGCAGAACAACATGCAGTCCTATCAAAGACTGTAGAAGACATCAGAAACACGATCAATGGCGTAGAAAAGCGTGTCGAGGCAGTAGAATCAGATACTGCAATTAAGAAGTCCTCAGACCTTGGCGGGTCTCAGGAAGTAATTAAAAAATCAAAATGGAACGGCACTTTCCTCGGTTCCGTATCAGATTTAATCCGATAAATAAAAAGGTAGGTGAAAAATAAAAAATGAGTAACGAATTGTTAGAAAAAGCAATCGCATCAGACACAGTAGCAACTGCAGGTTTCGCATCCACATCAGGTGGATCTGGAATTCACGTAGCATCTGAAAATGGTAATGGCGGTTTGCTTAACCCAGAACAATCTGCCCGCTTCTTGGATTATATGTTCGATGCAACCGTAATTGGTAAGGTCGCACGTACAGTCCGCATGAAGGCAGACACAACTGAGATTGATCGTATTGGAGTCGGCGAGAAGCTTATGAAGCTTGCAACCGAAGGTGATAACGACGCTACAAATAGCGCAGTTACATTCTCTAAGATCTCTCTTACAACAAAGAAGCTTCGCTTGGATTGGGAGCTTTCAACTGAGTCTCTAGAAGACAATATTGAAGGTCCAGATCTAGAAGATCACATTGCCCGCATGATGGCAACACAGGCAGGAAATGACATTGAAGATGTTCTTCTTAATGGAGATACATCTCTATCTTCTGATGCACTATACAAGGCATTCGATGGCGTTGTCAAGAAGTCAAAGGCTTATGGACACGTAGTTGATGCAGGTGGTGCAGCAGTATCACGTGCTGTATTTAATTCAGCACTTAAGGCTCTTCCACGTAAGTACAAGCAGCGTCGTACAGACCTCCGCTTCCTTGCTGGTTCAAACTTAATCCAAGACTTCCTATATGCTAACAGCATTGGAACAAATATGACAATCCCACAGGATGTTGCTTCAAGCATCATTCGTGGAGATGTACAACCTCTATCTGGTCCAGCTGGTTATGTAGCACCTTACGCATTCGGTATTCCGATTGTTGAAGTTCCACTACTTCCAGAGACACAGACAGGTACATATTCAGGAGCATCAGGTTCACACGGTGACATCCACTTGACATTCCCAAATAACGTAGTTATTGGTATCAAGCGTGATGTAACAGTTTACCGCTTCTTCTGGCCTCGTAAGGACTCAATCGAATATACCATGTATACTCGTGTTGGTGTTCAGATCGAGCAAGCAGACGCTTGGGTAGTTGTCAAGAACGTTAAGGTAGCTTCTTAATTAATTTAAGAATTAATCCTGTAAGAATTGCCCCCCAATTAATTTTGGGGGGCTTTTCATTTAAATTTAACAATGCTATAATTAATTGACCTAGAAAAAGGAGAAATTATGTCATTTGAGACATTAAAGATATCTGAACTAAAAAAAATAGCTGAAGATTTCGGCGTTGACGTAGAAGAACTAAAAGCGAAGAAAGATGTTATTGCAGCCCTTTCAGAAGAAGGCGTGACTTGGGCAGTATATGAAAAAACCATCAAAGACATTGATGATAATAAAGAAGAGGTAGAGGCACTACCTAAGTTTGATCACAAGAAAGAATTAGATAAAGATTCTGTCTTGGTTAGAATGGACAGAGCAAATTTCCGATATGACATTATGGGATATACTTTTACAAAAGAGCACCCATTTGTTGCAATGAAAGAAGAAGATGCTCAGGAAATTTTTGATAAGGAGGAAGGTTTTAGGTTAGCAACTCCTAGAGAAGTTCAGGAATATTATAACTAAAGCCTAATAAATGGCAGAGATATATAAGGATCAAACCGCACCGATTAAGACAAAAATCTTTTGGGCGGGAGAAATAGTTAATGCAGATAACGATCAGGTAACTGCAAAAATTTATGACATTACAGAAGATAATACTGTTAACCCAACAATTGATCCTAACACTATTCTTTTAACTCTTAGTGCCACTAAAATTGAAACTGACGATGGAACATATCAAGTAGTTATTCCATTAAGTTATTGCCGTAGAAATAGAAAATTTAAAATTGTATGGGAATATGAAATTGATGGAAATGAGGCATCTCATTCTTATTATACAGATGTTGTAACCCCGTATGCTAATTTAGCAGATGTTTGGGATGATTTAAATCTTGGTACAGATCAGTCAGATCCTAATTATAAAACATATCATGAAATTCAAATGGCAGAAAAATATGCTCGTAAGCTTATTGAATCATTTACAGCACAATTTTTTTATGAATATGATGATACTCAAATAGTTTATGGTCATGGCTCAGACATTCTTCCATTACCTTTTAGAATTACAGAAATTCATGAACTATATGAAAATGACGTATTGCTAGTAGACAATATTAATGAAGTTAACAATTGGCTATATTCTCCACAAATTTCTGAGTCAGGTTTTGGCGTACGTGTTAATAGACAAAACCTTATAGATAATACTGTTTATACAGCAAATGGTTTAGTTCCACCAACAATTAATGATTTAGATTATCGTGGAGCATTCAAGAAAGATGCTCGTTATACAGTACAAGGCCGCTTTGGCTGGACATCCGTTCCAGATAACGTAGAAGAAGCATGTATCATCCTTATTAAACAATTTTTTGAAAAAGACACAGCATGGCGCAATAAGTATGTTAAGAACATCAGCGCATTTGACTGGCAATTCGAATATATGGAGGATGCTCACAGAGGAACTGGAAATCTGTATGCAGATCAGTTATTGCTTCCATATGTTATTACTGGAATGGTGGCCTTTTAATGGATATATTAGAATCACTATTACCTTATCAAGTAGACCTTTATGTTCAGTATGATTTACAAGATCCTGAAACTGGTTCTATAAATAAAGAATGGCAATATTTTAAAACAATAGATTGTTCTGCAAAAGGTGTTGTAAGCAATTCAACATCTACTAGAGCAAATGATCGTCAGCAATTAAGTAACAGATATACTCTTGAGCAATTTATCCAAATGAGAACTATAGAAAAAATTACAGTTCGTCATAAACTTACAAATATAAGAAATAAAGATGGCGAATACATTTGGACAGAATTAAACTATCCAACAGAAACACCAACAGTGTTTGAAGTGGTAGGAGTTACTCCAATTAATGATCCATTTGGAACCAATATTGGATATAACATAACCGCAAAGAGATCGGAGAACCAGGGCATTGGAATCTAATGTAGCTCTTTTACGTGCAGCCAGCGGATTAGAAAGAACAATGATCGGCGGGCCAAGAGATGGTGTTTTAAAAGACTCAACAGTTGCTCAAGTTTCTGCTGCATTATATTATCAAGCTAACGTACTAGCACAGCTTGTAGAAAATCAAGGTTTTAAAAAAGTTTTTAAGGATACAATATCTTCTCAAATCATTAAAGATTTTGGACTATATGTAGATGCAAAAGCTAGAACAAGTCCTAAATCTTTACATCATGTATATGAATGGAAAAAGGTTGGATCTCCATCTTCAAGACTTTTTACTTTAAAAGTAATAGATACTCCTGGAATTTCATTTAAAATGACATATGAATTTAAGCCATCTAAATCTTTTGTTCCAAATAAAAATTCTAAAAGAAAGCACGTATTTACAAATAAAGCTTCAATTATGGAATCTGGACAATCTCTTACAATTAGACCAAGACATGCCGACAGGTTGGTATTTGAATCAGACGGAGTTGTTGTTTTTATGCCAAAAGGAAAATCAGTATTTGTTAAAAACCCTGGCGGTAAGGCTGCAAAGAATCAATTTGGATTAGCGTATGCAAGATTTTTTAATAGCAATCTTGTAAACGAATCAATTAAAAAATCTGGATTTCAAAAAATATTTAATACAGCTTCAGCAAAGGCATTAAAAATTCCAGCAAGCATTAGAAAGATTAAATACTCATTTACGCCTAATACAGTTAGAAATGAGGCTGATGCGGCAGTAATGGCGGCATGGGGAGGTGCAATACTGTGACAGTAAACTACAAACTTGATGTTAGTATAGAGCTTAGAAAATACCTATGGCAAAAAATGCTAGACGCTAATATATTTATTCCAGAAGATTATTATAGCGATAATATGGGTGAGACATTAATTCCAATTATCCCAGTCCAGCAATCCCCTGAAATGAATCAATTTTTAAATGGTAAAAAGCATTTGGTTTATGATAAGATTGGCACATCCTATGACGAGATGTGGACAATTTGTAACGATCAAATATTATTCACAGTATATTCAACTGAGATATTGGATATCCATGAAATTAGAAATTTTA